GTGAGGGGTAGTTGACAAAGAATAGTAATCAAGGAGTTTACCTCCCTTCCGTGAGATATTAAGGTAGCTAACCTTTCTCACAAAAGATATCTTACATGTTTAAAACCATAAAATCAATCTAAGTTGACAAAACACACAAATAAAGATATTATGAGTGTGTAATCAAGGAGTTTATTTCCTTTAAAAAGAGACTGGTTATCTCTGTCGTTATGCGGGTAGCTCCCGCTGTTTCGTTCTCACCGCCTTTCTGCTCTTCCAGCTGAAAGGCTTTTTTATTTACATAAACAAGAGGCACACTGGTCATTTGACCAGTGTGCCTTTATCTATTCAAATTTACCCCAGTAGTCCTGGCGTTTGCCGTTCATTTCTCGGCCGGTTGGCAAGTAAGCAAACTGACCACCGTCCCGTGGTTGCCGAATCCAAACGTAACCACCGCTATAGCAGTAAGCATCGTATTTGACCACAGAACCTTGAGGCAAGGCTGCAATCTTTGCTGATTGCGTAGTTGCTCCCCAACGTAACCAAATACCGCTTGGGTCTGTAATAGTAAATTGACCAGTTTCTTTGTACCACTTCACACCTAAATCATCTACCCAGCTATCTGTTTGTTGTGGTTTAGGTGCTGGAGCTGGTTGTTGTGACACAACAGGAGTTGGTCCACTTAGAAGTTGATTAGCATTCTCAGTCACTGTGATTGACCCGTCCAGGTTATATCCCAGCAACTTAGGTGTAAATTGCCATGCATCTACCCTTGGCGCGCTTGGGAAGTAGTGGAAATCCGGGTTGGCATCGGCCGGCTTATCACCTAGCGGGTAAGCAGCTAACCAAAAGAAGTCGGCATGTTGCAAGATTGCGTCTAAGTTAAATTCAGGTAGTAAATAAAGATAGGAGTAGAAACCAGTCTTAAAACCCGCTTCTCGCAACACTTTTAAGAAAGCAATAACCGAACTGGTAGGCATGTTTTTGATTTCTGCGTCCAAAATCATCAGTGTTCCTGGTTGCGGGTTAACTGTTTTTCTAGCTTGTTCTAAGAAATAATTTGCTTCTGTCACCGCTTGATTGTCATTGTGGAATTGTCCGTAATGATAGAGACTAAAACCAGTTACCCCACCTTCCGATGATCTATTAATTAGCAATCTAATATCCGGGTTGGTGTATGTTGTCCCTTCCGAAATTTTAACAATAGCTTTCTTAGCACCCACTCGCCGATAATCATCAGCGGTTAAACTGGTTTGATAAGGTGAAGCTAAATCAATCACAAGTTCTCTAGCCATTTTATTTTCCTCCTTTTGTCGGGCCTTGTTCGTTATACTCATCGCTTAGTTTATACAGATACCGCTTGACCCATGCCGGCACTGGAATGCCCATCTGACCTAGGTTTTCAACGATTGAAACCACATAGAAAAGGATATAGAAACTTAGAAAGGTATCTGCCATTGCGTTCCACTCTAGCAAGTCAAGAACCGGGTATAAGGTCAAGATTAGCAGCATTAAAGCAGCATGCTTAAATAGCCCGTTTAAGCCTTTTGTGCTGTTAGTTGATTTATGCGTTAACGACTTTACAAAGCCGGTCATGATATCGCCCATAACTGCCCAAACGTACACAAAGATAAATTTGTTATCCACTAAAGATTGAAATTTTAAGATATAAGCTAAGTGGAAAGGTGGCGGCGGTACCGCACCCATTAAGTCATGAAACATTAAGCTTCGCCCCCTTGCGCTAGCTTGGCGAAACGGGTCTTAGCTAGCGTTTCGATTTGCTTCCGGGTTAAGTCATCTAGAGTTGTGCCTTCTTCTAAATCTTTAGCTAAAAGCGTTACGTTTCCGTTCAGATACTCGTTCCGGTCGCTCGTTACGCTGAAATTGCAAGTGATACTGTCTGTTTTAGCTGTGCTGTCGTCAAAGTGATATTGGATTGAAGTAAGTCTAATCATGATTATTTACCTTCCTTTTTTGAATTTGTTTTATCTAATTTTGCTTGTAGTTCGTTTACTTTAGCTTGCAACTCTTCGACTCGAGTTGCTAAAACCGCCTCGTTATACTGAGATGTCGCAAGCTTATTAATTAATTTTAATTCAACGCTAGTCATTGTTTACTTCCTCCTTTTCTGCCCCGATGATATTTACTACACTAGGGTCAATGCCGTTTGCTTCACTAAGTTTTTTCTGCTCTTTAATAGCTTCTGCCATAAAATCTTGTTGTGCTTGTTCTAATTCCTCGTCAATTTCACGATAGATTGGTTTACCTGTGTCATCGAAACCGATTGGATTATCGAAACCTAAAGTCATGACCACAGGTGTTGCCCCGTCTCCCTTGAGAATAGTTCGCAACCCGTACTCCTGTTGATTTTTTTCGTTTTTCTTTGTGTAGCTTAAAGTTGTAATCGTTTCTTTTTGAATATCCATTTTAAAAGCCTCCTAATAATCGCCATAGCCTGTATATTGTGTACCACTGCCTGCCCATGAGTCACGTTTGCCACTAAATGAGAAAATAACAGTGTTCCCGTTATAAGGAAATGCTATACCGCCCCAGTATGGACCGTCATTAACTAAACATGCGTACCTTTCGTTATGCCAATCACTCCATGACACCCAAGCTGTACGTATGCCAACCCTATTTTTAGTTGAGCCGTTATATCCTAGGTGTGTTACACCATGGATATACGTATCTTTCCAAATATGGACTGCATTGCCTGGCACTGCAAAACCGGCGCCAGTTGCATTGTACGTCAAAGCAAAATCATGCTGAGCTGAGTCTAATGTTTGGTACTCATTTTTAACAAATCGCCCAATTCCTATGAAGTCTCCTCCATAGTTTCCGCTCCACATGCCTTGTTCAGCTAAACCTATCATGATACCACTAGCACCATTGCCGTTAATTTCAGTTCTAGCATAGTCCCAACCGTAACCTTTGATAGCACCTTGAATTTCATACTGGTAATCACCGGCATTATTGCCTACCGCTCCATTCTTTTTGACAGGAACGCCAAACCACATACCTTTACGGTCGATGTCAATCCCCCAACGCTGTCTAGGGTCGCTTTCATGCCTACCAACTGTGATATAATCCTTAGCCCAAAGCGAGTTAGTTTCAATTCGACCACCGGTAATCGTTGTTTGATTAGACCCACTTGCTGACTCTAGCCCAGTCGGAGTAATGTTAACGCTGTTTGAAATCCCATTCCAAACTGATTGAACAAACGTTGATTTGTTGCCACTCAGCTTGTTAACATCAAGATTAGCAATCTTGGCAGAAGTAATCGCTGCGTCTGCGATTTTAGCTGTGCCGATACTTGCGTCTGCAATTTTAGCACCTTGGATTACACCGTTGTCTATCAAAGTTTGCCCGTCAATATGGATTTGCTTACCTTTGACAAGCACCCCGTTATTTGTTACGGATACACTGCTATCACCGACAGTTACATCGAACAGATTTGATAACTGTGTGACGATAGATTTGGTTTTGTCCAAATTGTTCTTAACGGTCGCCACGGTCCCGTCTACGGTCTTGATAGTTTCGTTGGTTTTAGCGATGGAAGCGTTAGCGTCAGATATTTTTTTGTTTATATCGTTATCCGACATGCCCCAGTCAGAAGGCTTGTTGCCACGCTCAATCTGTGGATGATAAAAACTTATATAAGTCCCGCTAGTGTTAATTTGCAAGACTTTAGCTAAGTTTTGAATATCCATTATTCTCACATTGCAAGACAGGTCTTTGTCCCACTTGAAAGAACACCACAAGCGGTATTTGTTCGTTCCTAGCACATCAATGTTAGCCGTGATAAGTCTATGACCGAACTCAGGCGTAAACCATGTAAATTCATATACACCGTTAGGGTTGTATGTTGCGTCAGTTTCAACGATGATTGATTGCGTTAGTTCTTCATCTTTGCTAACTCTATACCACTGATTTCTAGAACCTGTTTGCGGTAAGATTTCCGACGACTTATTTGTCTTAGAATAATCGTGATTATAAACCAGTGTAGCCTTGCCATTCGTCCATGTTGTATTATCTATCTCGTAACCCATGACTAGCTGACCATCAGAATTATCTAGTAAATTCTTCCCACCGACAACAATACCGTCAATCTTGCCGTTAAGTTGCGTGTACCGTTCTTCAACACCACTGGCGGTTTTGATAAGCTTGTTGAAGTTGCTTGTAAGATTACCGTTTGAGTCAAGCTTTAACGCACCCATGACGTCTTTTAATTTGACACCCGTATCATCTACGGTATGCTTATAGGTTTCTAGTTGTGTTGTTACGTTACCAACTTTAGTGTCGACTAACTTAGTGACTTCGGAATAAATTCCTGACTTGTCCACGATTTGCTTAGCATTCGTTGTGGTGGTTACCGTGCTTACAATCGTATCGGGGAGGTCTAAGTCGGAAGGTTGCCAAGGTAATCTGACGTTGCCTAGAGTTAGCATTTCTTCTTTGATACGAATTTGGTGGACTCCAGCTTGACCATTAGTGCTGATGATTGTAGGTCGAACATAACAATCATCAGTACCAATCTGTCTAGTATTCGTTACTAAACCGCTTTGCCCAGGGCGTAAAACGTTACCCCTTGTCCCATTAAGAACACCCAAATTCTTATCAAAGAACGTTACTTCGGGAATAACATCTACATCAGAGTCATTTATTATCCACGCACTATACGTTAGATAATCACCAGTATGGAAGTTTGCTAAGCTAATCTTAGCGGTATTGTTGTCATTATTAGTCCAAGTATGCGCCCACATCCAACCGCTATTGCTTATTGTCTTAAACTGGTCACTCGTACCTTTTAGCAGATTCCTGCCGCCAATTCTAAGTCCGTCTATCTTGTCGTTAGCGCTGTTAGCCTTGCCTAAAGCGTCATTGGCTATACCCTTAATCGGTTGTACTGTCCCTGTGTTATACTGGTTAATCTGACTAGCCGTATCTTCGCTCGCTAACCGCTGTAAATCGTTTTGAGATAAACTGTAATCGGAAGGTTTACTACCTTTTTCAAGTTGGGGCGCCGCCATATATAATACATTAGTCTTATCGTGATTATATACATATGCGGTGCTAATAACACTTTCATCAGTCTTTAAATCGACTGTAAATGATACTCTATCCCAATCACTTGTAATAAGAGTCCTTTCACCGCTAATAGCATAGGTGGCTGTATTATTCCAAAATGGTTGTATACGATACTTAGCACCTTTAGTGCCTTTGAGCCAAACGCTAAAAGTATACGTACCTTTAGAAAGACTAGCTCTGTCCTGTGCAACACCCGTAAGAGGGCTTATCTTGATTGTATTCGTAGCGCCGACCACAGGTGGTAATTCATTTGTTACATTTTGTAGCGGCGTAGAATTGCCCCAGTTAGATAGTCGCCAAGTTCCGTCTTTTACATTGCTATCTGCTTGACCAACTATCTTAAGCGTTGAACTACCATTTAGTAAATTCCTTCCCCCGAAACTCAGATTATCAATCTTACTGTTAGCCCCGTTTGCTATCGTTGTTACAGAACTGATTGCGGAAGCTTGTTGGGTAATTCTATCGCTTTCAACGCTTAACTGTGCTTTAGTAGCATAACCGTCTAAGTCGGTCTTGTTAGCTTTCAGGTTTATCTGATTACCTAGGTTCTGAATACCGGCATTATAGGTCGCATTATCGACTTTCTTCGATAACTCTAAGTCCCACTTACCCGCTCGGCTTTCTAACGTCTGCACGCGTCCCTGTGCGTCTGCTATCTTCGTTTCTGTGCCGTCAGCACGTTTTGTTAGCGTCGTGATGTTGCCTTTAGCGTCTGCCAGAGCTTCTTTAGTTTCGCTAGCCGTAGTTTCCACAGTATGCACCCGACCGCTTAAATCAGTCATAGTCTGCTCCATTTTTGTTGCTGACTGGCTGACTTTAGCTAGACCTTCTGACTGACTATATAGCTGTGAGTTTGCTTTAGTAATGTTTGCACTGTTGCTTGCCACTTCCTTAGCTAGTTCGCTAGCCTTAGCTGTTAAGCTGTTCCTAGCGCCTGATAGTTCACTAGATACTGTGCTATACCGGCTAGCTGTTTCACTTGCAACGTCCTTCAAACTTTCGCTTAGCTCGCTTGCTTGCCGAACTGTGCTAGTTAAAGTTTCAGTCACTTCACTAGTTGCCGTCTTGACGTTGCTAATCTCATCGGCATTGAAGCCCGCTTTAGCAAACGCTTCTTGTGCTTGCTTCTTTGCTGATTCCACTTCGCTAGATAAAGCTTCGGCATCCGCTTGTGCCTGCTTAATGTCAGCTTCTATCTTCGGACCGAATTTAGAGCTAATCACATCTACCCAGACACCGTCTTGGTATTGCTTGATACCTTGGTTACCTTCTTCATCAGTGTAGAACCAACTATCGCCTTGCTTGGCGCTTTCCGGTTGAGAACCGCCGTAGTAGTTTGTGTTCTTACCGTTCGCCGACTCGACTTTAACGATAACTTCCTCTTGCTGCTTAGTTAGCTTGGTTAAGTTCGTTTCGATTGCTGATACCCGACTAGCGCTAGGCAAGGTGTTTACAATCACTTGCAGCCGCGCAAGTTTGTCAGCCAAAGCACTGTTTAAGAGCCGATAGTTAGTGAACTCAATCTCATTTTGTGCCGGGTCAGTATACGATTTAACCAACTTGGCCACCCTAGCAGACAAGTAAAGTGCCGGGTTATAGTCATGATCTAAGATTGTAACCGTATCGCCTAGAACTAAACTAGAGTCGATAACTTTAACGTCTGCTGTATAGGTATATTGCGGTTCTGAGTAAGTCTTAAGCTTACTTAACGTACGATTTAAAAGCTCGCTAGGGCTTTGCGTATCGTATTCATAAAAGCTTTCGATATAGCTTTCTTGGCCTGGGTTGAAAATTCGGTTAGCGTCTACCGCCCTTAAGAATTTATCACCCTTCTTAGTAACAAATCCGCTTTTGTTATACTCCAACTCGCTAAAATCAATGTTGCCACCTTCTGAACCGTCTTCAGTCTGAATTTGTCCCCCAACCCCGGCTAGAGCTGTTACAAATTCGGCCCGCGACTCCTTCTTGGTGATGTCGTTAAGCTCGTTATTATAGACGATTTGCACATCTGAACGGTCGTTGCCGACTTGCTTATAGACGTTAATCTTAAATTCTGCCGGTGCGTTCATCTTAACCGTGACATCAAAGGTACATTCGGCATTGTCAAAGCCTTTTAAGATTGAAAGTAACCGACCAAGCCCGGTGTCCCGCCCTTCATAAGTTAAAGTGCGTTCTAGCCCGGCTAGTTGGTTAACTCCCAACTTCCACGGTGTCCCCTTAGTCACTAGGTCAAAGTAGTAGCTAAACGGGTGTGGCCCGTCACCTTTCCAGATATCGACTGCTTTATTGATTAGCTCAATGCCGGCATCTTCTGCATAAACTGTCTTGGTGTTGTGTGTTTCTTCATAATCCAAGATAGTAAAAAGCCACGTCTTACCCTTGTCGTCCTGAAGCACAATATAATTACCGCTGTCTAGGTAATGACTAGCTTCATCGCTCTTGTCGATTGTGAACTCGTAAGATGACGACCCGGCTTCTAAAGTCAAAGTGTGCTTGTCGTTATAAATGCTCGCTGTTGTCGCTAAGGTTTCCCTTGCTCGATTTAGGATATAAATTTGCAAGCTTTCTTCCTCCTTTCGTTAAAGATACTTGCGCCGGATATACGCAACTACGTCGGGCCTGTCCGCAAATCCGGAGTAATTAAAAGTAATAATGTTATTACCAGGTTTAGCCATAATCGGGCGGCTGCCAATGTCTTGATATTTCAAAGCGCTAGCCCCGTTTAAAGTGCTTGTAACCTTGGAATTATCCATGTTGACTGTTAACTTGTCGCCTTCCTTAAGCAAGTTCTGAATGTTAGTGTATCTTTCAACGTTATCTTTCCTAATCCAAAAGTCGTATAAGCCGTTATTCATAACTTTCCAACTTTCCGGCCCATTAATTGCTTTCCAGTAGGTCATGCCTCCGGCAAGTTTGCTTGCGCTCTCTGCGTCCGTATAACTTACGACTTGCTTTGTTTTCGGCCCGCTACCCTCGATATTTTCGATTGTTACTGTGTAGGTATTACCGCTTCTTTGAATGACGATTTGCCCGAAAAAGTTATCCCAACGCGGGTTGTATTCGTCGATATATGCCCAATGATTGCCTATTCGCACCTTAACCGACCCGTGTCCGTCAAACCACTTCCAAAGCTGAACAGACGCAATGAGCTCCCGGCCGGTACTCCAAATATTGAATTGCTGCAAACCGTGAACACTCATATTTGCAAACAAAAATTGGGCATAGAAACGAGCTGTGAAGTTCTTAATGTTTTTTCCAGTCGGAAAGGTTATGCTTGCGCTCGGACCATGCCAACCGCTCCCGTCTCCGCCAGTACCAGTTCCCCAACCCTCAGCATAAGGCAACGCATTCCTTAACCGCCACCGTTTTTCTCGGATAACGGCCGGGTCTTCGAAGCGCCCTTGCTGTGTCGGATAAGCGTTCCATTCGTTTAGCACTCCGTCGTTAATCGTCCATTGTCTAAGCCCGTGGCCGTTGTTTTGGTCGGTTGTCACGATCATTTCCGACTTTTGCGACGATACCCCATCCGGGCTTGAAGGATTACCGAACAAATAAGCTTGCTTTTGATTAGAGATTGACAAGAACCCGTTATCACCGTGATTGACTAGCTCAAATCTAATCGGTACGGGTTGCGTGCCGTTATTGACCACGTTCAGAGAATTAGAAACCGGCATTGTTACCAGTAGCGACCCCTGTAAGTAATCCAGGAGTACGTTAGACTCGATTTGAGAGACTTTAGAATACATGTCGATATAAATGCACCCGTTTTCGTCTACGTGTTCAAATAAGCTTGTAGCGTCTTTGTAGGCAACTTCGATTTGCGCCGGCTTGCTTTGACTATGTGCTAGGGTGCTATCCCAACCACCAACAGGCTTCCAGACTTGCACGCCTAAGTAGTAGCTTCTAGCGTCGTAAATGCCGTACCCAAACAGTTTGAAGCTTGCACTTTTGACGTTGTTCTTAAGCCAGTTTACCCGCTCCACAATGCCAACTATGTTGTTCTTGCCCCAAAAGCCGGGTTCTACTTGCTCCATAGCAGCTACTAAGTCAAACTTAACTAGTAAATGTGGTGCCTGGTATTTATAGAGATTGTGAGCATAAATTAAGGTAGTCCAATCGCTATAATTTCCGTTGCCGGCCGGGTCATCAGTATAACGGAAAATTACCCGCAAATTCTGATTACCCATTTCTTCCCGATAAGGAATTTCGCCGACAAACCCGCTCTTACCGCTTCCGACAATTTCAGGCCTAGCATTGTGAACGTCCGGGCGGTCTACTAAATCCACCTTGACCCGGTCAAATTCTACCGTCCAATCTTCACTAGTGATGATGATATAGGTATTTTTGCGCCAGGTACTAGAGTTATCAGCATACCAACCTGTGACTTTCAGCATGCCGTTTTTAATCTCAGCCGTATCAAGCGACCCGTTATAGTTCCAAGTCGTCTTAAAGTTGTCTAGGCGGCTTTCAAAGTTATTCAGCACATCAGACGATACCAAAGCGCCGTCGTTCGCATTAAGCCGGCTATACTCTAGCTGAGTTAGTTCTTGCTTGTAGTAGCTAGGATTTTGACTCGCACCGTCCCCGGTTGTAAATCCCTTGTAGATTGCATGAGCAACCGGGTTTGGCTTGCCGGCCACCTTGTCTTTGAATGAAAAATCTATCTGTTTACTTGTTAGCCTGTCGCTAAACGTGAACTTATCTTCTTTAGCTGCGTAAGCGTAAGGGTCAAAGCATGTGAACGTGAAGCTAGAAACGACTGATAGCTTGCCTCCCTCCGGGGTATCCACATCGGAAAGTGTTCCGATAAAGTATTTATCCGGGTCGTCTGCAAAGCTAATCTTTTTATTTTCGCCATTCAAAATCTCGTTGAGTTGGTAATAAATCTCCCTGAACCGTTGCGAGCTTGCTGCGGAAACCTGGTACCTGACTGTAATAGTCCGTACCGGCCGGCTTCTTTTTTGAAGTCGTTCTCCGTCTTGACTACCTACCTTCAATTTAGTAAGAGTATTGCCTAATAGTTCTCTTCCCATAACTTTTAGAGTCCGATATTCTGGTATTAACTGTTCGATTGTCACCCCGTCAATTGTCATTGCCTCAATAGGTAATGAGTCATTACTTGGCATATCTCTAGGTTGTGTATCGTGAAACTCGTACATCTTAATCCTCCTAAGTTCTGTTGCCATACAAACGCTGTGTGCGTAGCTGACGACGATTCAGTTCTTCTTGCATTGGTTCAGCAGTAACCCTTGCAACTTCTCGACCGTCAATGTTTACAGGTACTTCTACAGTAAGGTGAGTATTAGTATTTCTTTCAACTTGAATATCACCGGCTAGCTCAGTCGCAATATTCTCGTATGGATTAGTAAAGCGTAGGTTTAAATTTTCTGCACCAGTCTTAATCCTAGAAATTAAGGTGCTCATTGCTAGCAGTGCTGAATCTTCATTATCAGAAATACCCTCAGCAACACCTAAACTCAAATACTTACCTACTTCATCACGCATAAGCCTCGATGGTGAGTGGATTTTAGCAACCCGTCTTGCTTCAGCATTAACTTGGTTCACTAAACTTCTCATTGCGCTAACGGCTGCGCCGGTATTACCTCTAATACCTGAAGCAACCCCAGCCGCCATGTTAGATCCAACGGAATAGAATGACACACCATTAGCCCCACTCTTAGCAGAATTAGCTAACGACCGACCAGCAGAACGAGCAGATGAACTTTGCGACTTAACCCCACTAGTGTAGTTCTTACCGTTAGACTCACCAGCACTCTTATAACTACTCTTCTGAGACTTCAATCCCTCAGAACCGGATTTAGCCACTTCTTTAGCAGCGGTTTTAGCTCTAGATTTAGAGTTTTCCATCTGCTTAATGTAAGCTTCAGCGTTATTTTTACCTGAGTCCCCATGTTTTTTTGTATCCTTAGCACCACTTGCAGATTGGTCAGCTAGATACTTACCAGCGCCCTTAAAGTCACCAGACTTCAGTGCTTGAATGAATTTATTTTTACCTTCATCACCTTTAGCAAACATTCCTGGTGGCAAACTGTTTAACCCGTCCGTCCCGTCTTTAGCAATTGCTTGGGCTATTTGGGTTGTTGTTGCCTTACCAGTGCTCAAAACTTGCACAAGGTTATTTACCCCTTGTGTCCCTGTTTGTTGCAACATTAAAGCAAATGCCTGCATTTGTTGGCCCGTATCGTTGTTCATTTGCACAAATGATAGAAACATTGACTGAAGTTGCTCTGTGGTCACATTGTGCATGTTTTGCAGACCGTTAGACCAAGTTTGAAATGTTAATTGATTACCGTTCGCAATAGCTAAGTTCATTTGCGTACCAAAGTTTTGTTGTTGAGCTATTAACTGTTGATTATGAGTCTGTTGTTGAACTAACTCTTGTTGAAGTTGCGCTTTGGTGGTCTGGTCCTTAGCTTGATTAATCGCATCTTTGAGTTGTTTGATACGATCTTCACCAGCTTTAATCTGTTGAGTGCGCATCTCATAATCAGCTTGGATTGTTGTCATTGTAGCTTCACGTTCTTGTTGGCTTAACTTTTGGCCGTTTTGAACTCGCTGAAGTTGAGCATCTACAAAAACTTGATTTTGTTCCAACAGCTTTTGCTTAATCTGATTATTTTGTTCGGTCAACATTTTTACTTGGTCCGCAGTCATTGCCGTTCCATCGGTGAACTTCTTTTCTTTTAACTGTCTGTCAAGGTCACTACTAATAGCAATTAAATTCTTACCATTCTCAGCTGTTGCTTGGGCTAACTGTTTATTAGCTTCATTAAGGGCTTTAACCCGAGCCGAGCCGGTTTCTTCTTCTGCCTTAGTGATTGCTTTTTTATAATTATCAGATGCTTTCTGGGCATTTTCCTGGTACTGTGTCAGCGTATTATTTACGTCAGTTAAAAAACGTTTGGTTTTATCGGAAACTCCATCAGTGTTGATTAACTCTGAGAACTTAGTTTTAGAGTTATCAAATGTCGTTTTCATTTCCTTAGCAGAATTAGCAACATTTTTAACTGAAGCTGATAATTGCTTAGCCGAACTTGAAGCTGCTTTAGAACTGTCACTAGCACTCTTGCCTGCTCCACTTAATTGTTTAAACGAGTCATGCCCAGTTTTGCCGGCGTCAACAAAAGCACGGCCCATGTCTTTAACAGCGTTCTTGGCTTCACCCATATTCTTTTTAGAATCTGCTAAAGCTTTGCCGGCCGCTTTAAAATGACCAGTTGCAGCTAACCCAATCGCTTTAAGAATATTAACCGCTGAACTACCTACTTTTAAGATAGCGCTCAAAGCATCAACTACTAAGCGTAAAGCAGTTGCTAATTGAATTGCAGCCACAACAATAGCGCCAATCGCAATTGCCCCAATCACCTTCATAATGCCACCTAGGATTGTCCCTAGTGGCTTTAAAGCCGTACCAACCGCTGTAATCGCTGGTCTAGTTGAGTCAAACATAGCTTTAATTCCACCGATTGCCGTCTTGACGACTCCTTGAATGTTCATAAAGTTACTTGACCACGCCATATAAATTGCACTAGCCACCACAGCTACGCCAGCAGCAATAATTGTTAACGAACCAAGACTACCACCTAATAAACCGACACTTCCTGTTAAATTACCTATCGTCTCGGTTGATGCACCAAAGGTAGTAAGTAGTTTTGCATACCCACTATTCAATGCAGTTACAGCACTCTGTGGATGAGTAGCAAATTCTACCAAAGCATTACGGGCGTTACTTGCTTTTCCTGGCAGTCCCGTTAAGGCGCTTCCTAGTTCTCTGAACTTTCCCGCTAGATATGCCGGCCCGTTAGCAGAAGTAATTTGGTTATTAAAGTTGTTGAAAGCTATTAACGCACTCTTTGAGTTCTTGGCAATCGAACCAAATACAGTAGTGATAACTTTCCCTTGAACACTAGCAGCACTCCCGGTTACCCTCAGCCCAGTTTGAACTAAGGTTAAATCGTTTTGCATGGTCTCTAAAAAGTTTATTGTTTTAGCTGCACCAGCACCTACACCTTTAAAAGTTTCCAATGCTAGAAACATTGGTAAAACCATTTTTAGTGCATTGCCCACGGATTCAATCGAAGGTAGCATTTTGATAAAACCACTAGCAAATTCAATGGCCTGTTTGGTTGCATTTTGAATTTGCGTTTGATTTTTTTGTAGATAGTCATTAAATTGACCAATCTTATCTGTTATTCCATCAATTGCACCTTTTAAAGTCCCACTAAATGTTTCTTCTAAAATGATTGACAAACTTTCTAATGATCCAAAAAATTGTTCTACTGAACTCTTTAAATCATTTTGCATGGTTTTAGCCATCTCTTTTGCGGAACCATCAGAGTTCTTTAACTTGCTTGTTAAGTTTTCTAATGCACCAGCCCGTTGGGAAAGTAAGACGTTAATAGCACGTCCACCTTGAACACCGTAAATCTCAGAAAGATAATATTGTTTCTGCTGATCAGTCATGCCAGCTAATTTTTCTCTCAATTCACTTAATTGTTGTGCTAGTGGCTTCATCTTACCGGCAGAATCAAAGGCGTTAAACCCAAGTTTAGCCATTGCTTTTTGAGCTTCACCACTTGGATTTTGAACCCTGGTTAAAGCCATTGCCAAGTTAGAACCGGCTTCTGAGCCTTTAATCCCAGCGTTAGACATCAAACCAATCGCAGCAGCCGTTTCTTCTAAACTTAATTTAGCAGTGTGTGCCTGTGGGGCAACCATCTTAAGTGCTTCGCCCATATCTTTAGCTTCAGCATTAGTATCGGCAGCAGCACGGGCAAATACATCGGCTACGTGAGTGGAATCCTTAGCAGACAAGCCAAAACCATTTAAAGCGGTAGCAGCATATTCAGCGGCCGCCCCTACATCACCACCAGAAACAGCGGCTAAATCTAAAACACCTGGAGTGGCTTTCATAATCTGATTTGTATTAAATCCAGCTGAAGCCAAAGCTTCCATACCTTGAGCAGCTTCCTTAGCACTAAAGGAGGTTTGTGCCCCTAATTTAATTGCTAAATCATTTAGGCTTTTTAGTTGCTTAGAATTAGCTCCAGCAATTGCGCCAACCCGTGACATTTGGTGTTCAAAATCTGCACCAGTTTTTAATGCGGCTACTCCTAAAGCACCCATTGCCACAGCCGAAGCTTTTACCGCCGTAGAAACAACCTTAGAAGACTTTGCCAAAGCGTCAGTTGACGATATCGAGCTTTTAGAAATTTCTGAATTAAAGCGACGATAAATAGCCGTTGCTTCTCTAAACGCTGCCACATAATTAGTGATATTAGCACCTAAAGTCACTTCACTTTTGAACGTACTCATTTACCCTCGCCACCTTTCATCCTGCGATATTCTGCTACACGCTTAGCTATTCTTACTAATTCGGGGTTCATTTCATTTTCAGTCTGTTTAAGCTTGCTTACCTTTGCTAGCGCCTTTGGATAATCAAAAAATTCATCAAAACTCTTATAAAGAGGTTCACCATTTTTGTTAGTAGACTTAGCTGCTAAAATGCTCCAAGCTAAATCACGTCTTTTAAAAGTCTCATCAACTTGTTTTAAGCTATAAGCTTCCATTCTGAGTTCATACTCATAGATAGTTAGCTTGTTAACTTCATCTAAGCTGGTGAAATCTAGGTATCGAAAACACTCAAGCGCTATTCTGCGGTAGGTCTGTTCACTGGTTTCTCTTCTTGGTTCTTTTTCAGAATTTCCTTTACGATTTGTTCGTAATTGCGAATCAACGGCTTGGTTTGCCGTGCTTTCTTTAATTCTTTTACAAATAGCCCGAAAAAATTAACGTATTCTCTTTCAGAGTTAAAACCATCAACCCAAGCGTCAAACTGTTCTTCAGTCAAATCTAACTCAGGCATCAATGCAGCGTGCATAGCTTCGTACAATGCATATGGGTTAGGAGATTGTAACCGTGCATAAATGCTTGTAACCCCTGTCCCAAATTCAACTTCAGTACCCGTTTTATACTTAGTGTCTAGTTCTCTAACAAAGCCGATTCCAAAATGAAGCGGATAATTTTTACCTTCAATTTTTACAAACATCTAACGTTCACTCCTATTCTGTTGCTTGGGTAGTATCAGCAAAGGTGTATTGTACTTCTTTTTGTTGTTCAGAAGTCAAAGTTGCTTCCCCTGACACTGGTAGTTGGTCAACATTCATAGTTGTTTTTAGTTCTACCAGTTTGCCGATTTCTGAAGGCACTTCCCAGGATTGAAGGTAACCCCGGGCATATTTAGCTCCATACTTACCACTACCTTTAGAGTCAGCTAAGTTAATATCCCACACTTCCAACATTTTGGAATGTAAAACAGCGTCTTCTAGCATCGTATTTACTTCGTCTAAGCTTGAAATAGCTTCGATTTCCAAAGTGGCTGTAGCCGTAGCTGGTGAGTTAATGTTTCCATCTTTAGTTTCAGTTGAATCTGATTTAGCTTCAAACTTCCATGTGTGTTGTGTTTGCAGTGCTAACTTAGTAGCAGCTTTCTTAGTACGCTCTTCAAACAAACGAAAAGCTAAAATTCTATCTTTACCATAAATTGGTGTTACAGTATCTGCCATTAGATTTTCCTCCTTGTATTTAGCCTACGTACTCAAATTCCACTTCAATAATTCCGTGCAACAAAGTTTGGGCCGTTGTGTTATCTAACATAAATTGTGAATTACTAGCTACGTAGCCAATGCTATAGCTGTCAGCACGTCTTAAACGTTTAAGACCCTCTAATAGTTTGCTAGCCATATCGGTTAGCAGCTTACGCTTATCAGCTATTCCGTAGAAGTGGACTGTTAACCGACTTTTACCTAGAAACCGGTCTGTCTTAGCTTCTAATGGATTATTAAATTGCTCGCCTAAGAAAATGAAAGGATACCCTACATCACCAGGCAAGTAAGTATAAGTGCTAAAACCTAAACTGGTAGCTAGTTTAAAAACTTCGTCATAAATAGCTTGGTTGGGGTCTTTCATGTATTACCACGCACCAATCTATCCATGTCTTCAATGAATTTATCTTCAGTGTTGTATAAAGCAGGTCTCAAGTGGGGGGTACCAGGTTGATACCGTGTACCGTATTCTTGGTAAGGATCATACTCAGCGTTTCCAGATACCACAGCTAGATAAGTCATTCCGTGGAATTTATTATCTAGTTTGATATGACGCTTCAAGAAACCTGTATCAACCGGTGCATACTGCTGGGCTAGTTGGTGCATGTTTGCCCCATGTTCTTTAACAACCTTGATTACGTCACTACCTAGGTTTGCATTCTTAGTTAAGAACCTAGTAAAGTTTTCATCTTCTCTGATTGAAATACTAATACCAGCTCTCATGAGACGTCCCCCTTTAAAACAATCACTTGCCGATTGTTAATTAATTTTTCGGTTACAAAAAAATACTTACGTTTACCAATCAAGCAGTAATCATAAGTATCTTTATAAATCCTCTTCATATGCACGATAATGTTATTAGTTCTTAAGTCACCAAAAACTAGGGCTGACTTTTCAAAACTAGGCGAAGTTATCTGACAATCACACTGAATTGTCGTCGGTTCTGTTGTCACTGTTTCTCCTAGAACGGGGTCATAGTGTTTCTGACCACTTTTTACAAAAATAATTGTATCCGTGTACCTCATCAGAACATCACAAACTTTCCTTTTGTCGTGTCTCGGTGGTTATCTATCCACTCTTGAATATCGTCAGCAAAAGGCGCTAGGTCGTCTGTTTCATAAGTTGCACTTACATCAGACTCACTAGCGCTCTTTTTGCCTTCGTCATTAATTCGATTGAATCGTGAAATAGTCGCCTCAACTAGAATGTAGTCAAGCTCGGACGGAACTTCTGATACATTTCCTAGTTTCATCTTCAATCGTGCTTCAATAACACTTTGAATACTAGCTAATAAACTATCCTTAGAGTTATCTGTAAACCCTAGAATTGTTTTAACCTTTTCGATAGTATCCATAAGCCCACCTACTTACCACCGTCGCTAGCTTCTTGAACCGTGCCAACTACAACCTTAGTATCGTCGTATAGGTAAGCTGCGTAGTGCTCATCAGCAGTCATAATTGTAATTTTTCTAATAATATCACGGTCTGTTTCTACATTTACATCACGCTTACGAATTAATTTCAACGCCGGAGAAACATTATCTACTTTGATAAATAAAGCTTCAGTGTCAGCTAACTTCTTAGAACGGACAATTTGTACTCCAAGTACATCAAGGTAAGTTCCGCGAATTAAAGCATCTGCAATCTTATCAGAACCAGAGTTACTTTTAATTGCGTCCATTCGAATTTTAGCGGCCGTCTTTGGTGACACAACTAAGACCACTTGTTTATCGTCTTCGTCGTCAAACACATCTAAGCCTGCTTGGACTCCATCAACATCCGGTGTCATAGTTACCTTTTGCTTACCCTTTTTAGCTTCAGCTAGTAAGTCGTTATCAATCTTATTAGCAATTGACAAACCTAATTGCCGAGTATGTTCCTTCAGTGGCTCACCTGCACCAGATAAAATAGATTCATCAGTAAGTTGAGTACCTTTAGCGGCTTTTTTTACCTTAACCATCGTGCTCTTAGTTCCTAATTTATCAAGGGGAATAGCTTGACCTTCAGGAATATCTTGGGCGTCACCAATGTATGTGAACTTAGGATACTTCAAAGAGTCGCCCGGTTGTCCTTTCAAAGTATCGTCAATCTTTGCTAGTGGTGTAAAGCGTAATTGCTTTTCTAATGTGTATTGAACCATTGGTGCTAAGACTTCAGGGTCAATCATATCTGCCATTTGTGTTAATGTATCAGCCATTTTAAATTCCTCCCATTAAACTCTTAAATTGTTCTGGATTATCTTTTTTGAGCTGTGCAATCTCTTGCATACTCATTTCTTCAAAACTCTTGTTAGTGGTGATTGATTTAGCCCCATTGTCCTTAGGCGTTTTGCCAGTCATCATTTCATCAAGAGTTTGTTCCCGGACGTTGCGAGCAAATGCCAGCAGACTATCAACTTTAGCCTTGGTCGTTTCAGCGTCATTTGTTACTACTAAGGCTAATTGTTCATCACTAAGTGTTAGTCCACTTTCTGCTAACATCTTACGAGCAGTGTTTTGCATTTCAATCGCAGCTAACTTTGCTTCGGCCTCATTAGCTCGCTTAGTGGCTTGTTCTAATTCGTAACTACGTTTTTGTTCAGCATTCATTTTAGCAAGCTTGGTGGCTTCATCCTTAGCAGCTTGGATTTTTTCCTCCTGCTCTTTTAACGCCCGGTTTAGACGAGTTTGGACAATTTCGCTAACCTCGTCTTTGGTATAAGTCTTTTCCTTGTTTTGTTCAGTTCCTTCAGTTTCAACTTGTGCACCAGCTTCATTTGAAGGTTCTTCTGCAAAATATTGGATATCTAAATTCATAACAGCACCTCGTTTAAAGTCCGGTCGACTATTTACTCATGTTTGTTCTTTTAAGCCTGCAAACACGGAAAAAAGGCCATAAAAATAGCACCCACAGTATTCTATGGATGCTTAACCAACATTTACTTCTGGCCATTCTGTCATTTTTTCTGACTCTTCAAATAATCTTCTATCAATATAATTGTTTTCTTCAGACGTAAGCGGTTGTTCGCCCTTCGGAAGAAACTCACTAATCGGGTGAAGTGTATCTTTTATTGTTTTGCCATCATAGTGCATTGCCTTTTCAAGCATTTTTTCAATCATAGCTTTTCGCATTTCACACCAAACCTTTCTAGCTCACCTATAACTTTATCGAAAGCCTTTTCTACACCTAAATTATAAGGCGGACTAATGTATTTTTCAACATTTTTGTCAAAGACATGTTTTTGAAATGGTTTTTCAATTTTATACTTATAGAGATTCCCATTATGACAAATTATAAGTCCAAATCTATAGCCTCGATATCCTGCCGCCATGAAATCTGAACCAGTTGGCGGAATATTAGTTGGGTGATTATGTAACCCTATTAAATTACCCCTACCATACTTTTCTAACAGTTCTTGTACTCTTTCTTTTGGTACACCTACTTCTAAATTGTTTGGTCTTCCAAAAGCTTTATTAATAACTTTTCCAGATAAGTTAAAAATATAACTATCCTCTCCATCAGTCCGTTGTCTATGCGTTAATATTGCAACAGCATATTTCTGAATTTGCAAATTAAGCTCTGGGTTATCGGAAATTTTATTAAATTTATCTTTAAATTCTTTAGAATGTAAATAATCAATATCTACAGAATTATCAGCTATTCTATAACTTTCAGATTTTTCAAAACTTTTTGTACTATCCACCCAGTAAGCAGCCTTGCTACACCGACACCGTGGATGCTCAGGAATCATAGGAACATCATCTAACCTGTAAACACCAATACCGTGTTCATTGTTGCTTTCAGCAATTTCACGGCACCTTTTGCAAGCTGTCGGCTCAGCTATCCATTTACAAAACTTAAAACCATTACGCTTTAAAGATTCCATTTGTGCAACATCCTGTACTCTAGCACTTTCAGTTACAACTAGGTTTTCGATTACCGAGGTTGCATTATTAATCTCCTTAGCGATATTAGTCCTTAGGCTCGCTATTATCTGCTTAGGGTTAGTTCCTTGAATCATAGCCCGACTAAGCAACGTATCCAGTTTAGCTTTTAATACATCTTGATTTATCCATAATCGACTAGACCAAGTCGCACCATGAAAACTAGCGTTAACCACCGTTGCTGCATTTTGTTTTAAATCAACGTTTTTATGATAGCCAAGGATACCTGACTGCCGTTTCAACTCATCTTGATACGACTTTAGTAGATAATCATTAAACGCTAACTCTTCTTCATTGGTCGCATTAGTGATTTCTAGTCCTAATTGCGCCTTTAAAAACTCCAAGCGATTAATCTTCATAGTAGCGTTATAAGTCTTTAAACGATCATTAGCATACTGACTAAAATCTTTTTTGGCTACCATTTTAGCCGCTGTTTCCTCAAAGCTCTTGACATCAAACGAATTAATTTTCTTAACGGCTTCACTCATGGTTAAACCTGTGTCACTAGCATACTTGGCATAGAAGCCATTTATTTGTTGCTGGATACTATTTGCTAGCTCTTTGTAACGTTTAACCATTTCATTCAGATATGCTTTATCGTTCTTAATTCGCTGTTCAATCCACTTCTGTTCACGCTGTTCCCAGTAATTATTGCTTCTGCTTTTCTTCATCAGCTACACCTTCAAAGTCATAATTGGCAGGATTAGCCTTCACAGCGTTATTTACCTTCTCAGCTTCTTCCTTAGCGATACGTTCAATCTCTTCTTGTGGATTGTCGACTAAACTTGAGAGAGCTTTTAATTGAGTTTGCTTAGAAACAATCCCCTCTAAGTTCTTAGCAACATTTGCTTCAAGCTCAATGTTCTTTGGCAAATTACGAGTAAAGTTAAAGACTAATTGGGTAACTGGATCATCAACCGTACCTGTTAATGCATCTTTAGCCCGCTTAAGAATATTCTTTTTGAGGTTAAGCACTTTAAAAGCGATTCTGTACACGCTTCTTAGCGAAATAATAAACTTGCGCTCTTTGATAGCTGCTAACGACCTCATGCCTTGCATTTTTAACTCAATTGAGTACCCGGACTGGTCATTACCAGAATTATTAATATCATCTAGGTTGGTGACCATCGTTGTTTGAAATAAGCTGCGGGTTAATCTGTCAAGCAGATTTTCTTGTGTCCCATCGCCATTAGGGCGCTCTAGAAACTTAGCGTCAGCACTATCGCTATCAATTGCAATAACCCGACTGTCTGACATGGTTTCTAAAACTTTATCGTCTAAGTCTCCACCTTTAAAGAAGAGGTAGGCATCAGCAATAGCGTCAGAGTCATTGGCTTTTTGACTAAGCGCCTTGTTAATCCCATTCATCAAGGAAATAGTGGAGTTATCATAAAGCGGTGTACGCTCGTCGTTTTCCATGAACTCAACGGCAGGAACTTCATCAAATAACGTTGGATCATCAGTAACAAATTTAAAGTTGCTATCAAAAGTAATAATGCGATTGGCAGAATAAACTTGCCCAGTGATGTTATCGTCTTTATCTTTGCCATAATGCACAAAATATAACGGCGTATGTGCCACTGAGTCATCATAGACTATAAATGAATTTGTAGGGTTAGAAATCGCAACTCTAACAGTCTTATCTTCAGCACAGTACAAAAATATATACGCTCGACCGTAGATAGAACAAAGCTTAGCAATATCACTAATCTTATCCGGAACAGAATTTAAAGTGTTAAACTGCTGAAGCTTATCATTTTGCTGTTCATCTTTAAGTGATATTTGCGGTGGAACTCCAGCAAAAAAGCCATTAAACACATTAACCAAATACTTTGCATAATTAACTGATATGCGATTATCTGGTTTGTTTAACGGCTTAGCAGGTTCACTTTCAATATCATAGTGGCCTTTATACATTTGCATGTTCTTTAAATACTGTGTACTGTGACTTTGGTTATACTCTATAAAAGCTTGTAAGTCCTCTGAGGATAGTTCTGAATCATTAGGATATAAGAATACCCCGTTATCATCTACCATTCCCTTACCATCAATTTTTTCCATTCAATCACCACCTTAAAATGAAATGTTGTAAGTCTTGATTTTAGAAGCACCAGCGTATTCTTCCATTAAGCTATATCTGATTGCATCTATTGCGTGGTTGTTAGCGTCAACCGGTGTGTTTAACCAATTGCCTAGTTTATCCTGGTCATAAGTATAGGTGTTAAACTCTTCGATTGTGTGCTTGCAACTAGGATGTAGGTAAATCTTTAAGCCTTGCATGAAGCTTATTCCAGTTTGAATTGAGTCTTTAGCTTTTTTCATTGGTCTAATTCGTCGCATACCTTTGCGCCTTAACTCTTCAATAATCATCGGTGAAGCAGAATCGGCTGTAATTTTAGCTCCCAAAAGGTTTCTTTGCTCTGCTTCTTTGATGATATCTTCAACTACAAGGCCTGTACGATATAGTTCATTGAATACCCACAGTTCATGCCTATCTTTGTCGTAGATTGACGAAAGCAAGGTAGTTGGATCATGCGTAAAACCAAAGTCCATCCCAAAATAGGTTTGGCCAACTTCTTTAATTTTTCGGTTGACTTCAAACTCTTTGACTTCAAAATTTTCAAAAACTAACCCTTCTGCCACACCCCATTCACCATCACAAACAATACGCGCACGTCTTGGATTAGTCCTATACAAATCTAAATAACGCTGTTTATCCTTTTCATCTAGCCATTCATTAACTCTGAAAGTAGTTGTGCTAGAAAAAACATCTTTTCGTTTAGTCTTCTCATCGAAAAAGGCTGCTTTAAGCCAGTGACGTTCGTTCCACGGATTAAACGTGATTGTCACTTGCTTAAAGAAATTAGGGTCATCGTAAGTCCCTCGGATGGATTCAACTAACGTATCAAACTTATCGGAATTTTCAATCTCGTAAGCTTCTTCTATCCAGAGCCATGACAAGTTACCTACTGGCACTGTAATAGAGGTAATTTTCAAAGGGTCATCTAACCCTCGGAATAGTATCTTTTGACCAGTAGGCAGATAAGTTATTTCAGGCTTACCATCATTAAACTTAAATAAGCTGCTAACCCCTAAACGATTAACAGCCCACTTTAACACAGTATACGTGCTATCACGGTTAGTATTAGAATACCGTCGAACAACTAACAAATTAGCCCACGGATACTTCATTATCCGCCAAACAAAGTTAAGTGCAGCCGTCATAGATTTCTTAGAACCACGAGAGCCTTTGACTACACGATAAAAATGCCGGTCATGCCAAAACTCATTATATCCTCCGCCTATCACTTCAGACATCTTAAGTCTAGCCATCGCCATCATCTCTCGGAATATCATCAACCAAGGTTGGCAGAGAAATTTGTACATCCCGTTTATCTGTGAACATGGCGTAAGCTTTACCTAACAGCTCGGCTGCCTTTATCCTATCTTTAACAGATACCGGCAATTCCTCCACCTTGCCACTAGCTGACATAACCTTTTCTTTCTCTTCGCCTCTTGCTATCGATGAGAAAAGTTGTAAGATTTCATCTTGCTTCATAATGGCCCTATTTCGTTTTTCTTCTGTTGCCTTCTGAATGTGAGCACTAAGTTTTACTAAGTTTTGAGTCCCCTGTACATTAGGTTGCTTATACCCTGCAAGTCGGGCCGCTTCAGTTGCATTCATCATCGCTTCACCGATATATGCATCAATGAAGGCCTGCTGCTTGTCCGTTAGCTTCACCATGTTATCACCACCTTTGCAAAATAAAAAGCCAGCCTTGCTAGACTGACTTTAAGTAGTTAGAGGAATAGAAAAAATAACCAACCAATGCAAGCATCTGGAATTGCACCAACGAATTTTCTAACCGAGTGCGCGCGATCAATTTGCACTCGAGAGGACTAACCTCTGCCTGCATAATATAGTGATGTTAAGGGACACCACCTAAACCCGCACGTATCATGACGTGCACACGTTGTAAAAATTCTTATCTCTAAAGGAGTAGTTTTAAACTGGTAACTAATATCTGTTCTGCTTACTCTCTGAACAATATCATAATAACACCTCAGAGCATGACACTGCCATGACATCAACCAGACATTAACATGACATTACCCGGACATTTTACAAATCAATCACACTTAAGCCGTGATGGTACAGCCTTGAAACATGGCGAACAGTGTAACCTAACTCATCTGCTATCTGCTCAAGTGTCATGCCTTCAAAGAAGTAGTAATCTAAAATCCTAGCCTCGGTCTGATTATCCATCTTCTCAGCAGCTTTTTCGAACCTGTCTCTGATTGCTCGAGACTTGCTGTAATACGCCGCTATTCTAGATTCAAGTTTTTCTTTTTGAATAACCATATCCTCAAGTGTGGCCGGCCTACCGCCTTTAGGTTCATCACTATATGCCTGTGCTTTGAGCTCGTATCTGTCAGTGAGGACTTTTAGCTTCTCTTCTAGTCTTTCAATCTTATCCATAATCTTTCGATAACCTAGTAGGAATCTCTTGTTTTCCTCGAACTTTGACATCACTCCACGTCCTCATATGCACCTAAGATTTCATCAGTTGAAGCTTCAAAGATTTCTGCCATTGCTAGAATTTTATCCGCCCCTGGCATAACTTCTCCTCGTTGCCAGGTATAAATCGCACTTTGACTAACAGTCACTCCACAGATTTTAGTCATTTTATAAGCTAACCACTTCGCCGTCATTTCTTGCTCAAGCATTTCACGTTTCAAAAATCTAGACACAGCTAATCTTACCCTATGTTTATAATTCATCTGACTTACCTCCTAAATCAAACTTATTTTTAATCAGTTCAAAAACATGATTCTTCCCGTCCTCAAAACCACGCTCATAGCCTTGAGTTCTAGTAAAGTCGTCTTCTTTAATAAAAACGCCGTTAACCAATCTACCTTTGCGGTCTTTGATTTCGTTATAGGCCAGTTCTAAGGTATCTTCTAAAGTTGTGTCGTATTTCCCAGCAACCAATGACAATAGTTGAAATGTGTTTTCAATATTCCTAATTTCATTTGTTACTAGCCCCTTATTGTAACTAGCAATTATTTTTGAGCTTGTAGAAACCAAATTCATGTATAGCTTTTCAGTTGTAAATTCCTTAGGATTAATAACCGTTTTCCAAAACACAATGTGGATGTCTCTGATCAAGCAATAGATAATCAACGTCACTTGATAATCACCAATTGAATCTAAGACACCAGAATCACCATCGATATTCTTCTGCACAATTGCCTTAGCAAGTTCACCTTGCTCTTCAATTAGCTTAGTATACTGAGTCCGAGCATCTACTTTATCTAAACCACGTTCTTTAGCCCAAGCATTTACCATTTCAATTAATTTATCCATAATCTTTACCCCCATAAGCTAATTAAAAATCTACATACTAACGTTGCTCCTAGCACTATCCAGGCCAGGTAAGTTAGCAGTAATAAGAGCTTTGCTACTATTTGTTTAAAATTCATTACCTATCACCTAAATTCCATAATTGTATCTACAAACATTACAAATGAAGTCCAAATCCAAGCAAAACATACTGCCGCAAACAATACGCAAAATAGGCCGAGAAGGTCTTGACCGCCTGACGCAAAGTAATCGGCGTAACAAATACCTGCAATCATTCCGAGCAACGCAATTAAAAACAGCGTAATTCTTAAAAAAATATAAATATATTTCTTCATTTCTTATTTACCTCCCTCTTCAGCGCATACACTGAAAAAGCGAAGAAGCATACTAATCCAGTGATTAACCATAATTTAAATACCGTCACATTGAACCAGTCCCAAATGCCAAATAGCAATAAAGCGAAATTGGCCACAAACGAAATTTTAAAGATGAGTTTATTAATCATTTCCACGCACCTCTATCCAAGCAATTGCCTTAGTATTCAACACGATATATTCTGATGCTGGGTGTGTGCCCGATATATCCTTGAATACAATAAAGTTCAAGTTGTTTAAATTGTTTAACGTTTCTTCACCTAAGAACGCAACAAATCGGTCAGAACAATCTTTAATCTGAATTTCAACTTTTTTATCCATACTTTTTTAAACCTCCTCAGTAACACTAATCAACATAAGATTAAAGGCATACAAGCCTAACTCCGTAGCTTTATTTTTAGCTTCGTTATAATCAGAAAAAATTTTTGCTTTATCAAGTGGAACCAAACCATCAATTGCATTAAGATAAAAACCTCTTAAAGTTCCAACTACATAAAATTTTTCGTTACCCATAATGCTAGTCCTCCTCAATTAATCTAATCGCGTCTTCTACGCTTCTGCACACACCGTAAAGCACAGGCTTATTCTCAATAAATTTCTGGAACTTGACCTGATCTTCTCTAAGTTTTCCAGTTTCATTTTTCACTTCAATCAAAATCATTTTGCCATCACTGTGTCTAAACCCCGTAATGTCCGGCCAACCTTTGGGAGCTAATTTGATTACTGTCCCAAATTTTGTCTGAACCGTCCCGGCGTTACTTCTAAACACTGTGCATCCATGTCTAGCCACAGCGACCATGATGTCATTTTGAATTTTTTGTTCTAAAGTCATTGCAAAATCCTTTCTAGTGTGGTCACTAAAACCCAAATGTGGTCACTACTACGAATTTTAGTGACTACTCCAAAATCCTATTAAATCAAGGTTTATTTCAAGCGTGGTCACTTCAAAAACCCTTATAAACGTTGTCATATCAACATTTATAGCTGTTTCCAAGTGTGGTCACTAACTTTAAACTTTTTAAAAAACTCCAGGACAGTTTTTTAACCCTCCCTCTCTCCCCTATACCTATATATTTATATACTTTATATACAATATATATGTATTAGTGACCACAGTAGTAATATATCATTGATATATCAACGTTTTAGCGTGGTCACTAACTCAAATTTTAGTGACCACATAGTGACCACAGTGACCACGTTCTGACCACAGTAACTACACTTTTTTGTATCCTCTTTTTGAAACTCCACCAATTCGTTTTTTAGTTGGCTCCCATCCTTTGTGATTATCCATGATGTACTTAATCTTTTTGGCCAACTTTCTATTTTTAATCAAATTCTCTTCTCCAAGTTCTCTAGCTATTTGAGATGAAGTAATGAAAGTCCCTGGCCAGCCTTCTAATACTTCTTCGATTTGAGTTTCAGCCTCATCGATATACATAAACGACTTCCGATTTTCTTCAAGCAGCTCATTTTGTTCATCAGTCAGCATAAAATCAAAGCCTTCTTTGTAGTAATAAACACATTCACCCCAAAATTGCTTAACTAGCTCTGGTGTTAAATCTGTAATAGGACTTTTAATTTGTCTGCGTTTGTTGGCCATGTTCGGCATGAATCTACGTTCACCTGTTTTGTCCTTTAAGTACGTTGATTCATTTGTTGTTCTGGCAATAACGAAGTTCTTAGGACGCCTAACTGCACTGCGACCGTATGGTGGCCGGTACTCTAGCTCCTCGGATGAAACAAATTTCTTTAGCGTTTCAAAGTCCGAATTGTTAGTGGCAGTCATTTCATCGTCGTTAACTATCAAGGCCTTCTGCATGTTCATGTAACTATCCTTGTCTTTAAAGTCCGTGAACTGGTCTGTGTACCAACCGTTCGAAATCTTTTTTAGAAAAGTAGTTTTACCTACACCTTGACCACCAACTAGATCCAACACATAATCAAACTTGGAATTAGGATTGAATACTTTGGCCACCGCTCCTGTGAAGAAAATCTTAGTTTGTAGGGTCGTAACCTCGCTAACTTCTACTCCTAGAAACTCAGGTAATAGTAAGGCTATCCTTTGCTTGCCATCCCAATTTTTATAAGCTGTTTCTAGATATTCTTTAACAGGGTTATAAGCATTGCGCTTCGCCTCGTTACTAACTGCCATATACAATAGCCTTTCAGCAAACAGCACTTCGTACCTGTCTTCAATGTATCTGAGTATGCTTGAAATATACGAATCTTCGATATATCCTTTCTTGATATGCAGCTGCGGAATATCTTTGACAACTTCATCAGCAAACGAAAATTCGTTATAAGCAAATGTTCCTTTCAACACTTCATCACGCTCTAAAATCAAACCAATATTACGCAAAGAGTTAGCTTTCATGATTCCATCTTTAGTCATTGTGAATGGAGTTGAGTCAGAAAGTTTGAAGATTTTTTTAGAGGTCTTTTTTTCTGCTTTTTTGATTGCATCATCAACACTCACTTTTTATCCACCTCCATTCTGCATTTCTCGAGTTAGAATTGATTCAAATGTTCTGTCAACTTCTCTTTGCGGTAAAGGATCTTCCGAATTTGCATTTGCCATATTCACTAACTTATAAGCAAGCCTTGGTTTTACTGACCTAAAAAACAAAGCGCCACACAATGCTGCTAAAGTTTTATTCCTTTGCCCTTGGTCTCCCAAACCTACCGCAATCGTTTCTAGTAAGTCTGTAGTCGAATTACGTTCTCTAGTAAGGTTTAAATCTTCAGATATTCTGTCGGTTCTACCTCTAGTGATTCTAGCTTGGTTGATTGTTCTAACTAACTCAAGCGGCGCTTCAACGATAGGGTGCTTGTTCTCCCACGAGTAACCTTCGCTAGGTGCGACTACTACGTAGTTATTAGGATGTGCTTTAATGTCAATTCCAGGCTGCCATCCTATCATTTGGCGCAAAGCCATGTCAGTCCTTTTTAGATAAAACAGCTGCTTACCACCATGTTTAGTTGTTTGAGATAAAGTTTCTGGGAACAATTCTCCAGGCAACTGTTCAAATGAACTAAAACCATCTGCTCCGTTCTCGTGTCTATCAATATCAACTACAAAGAATTTATCAGTTTTTAAAGCTATGTTTGCAGTTGGATATTTTTTCCATAATTCCTTGATTTCATCTGCTGTTAAAGCTGGTTTATCAGCAAATTTAATTAACGGACGTTTGTTTAGCAAAGGCAGGACGCTCATTCCTTTGGCTTGATACGCTAGTGCTACTTTTACTAAATTCTTCATAGTTAATCCTTTCTAACGGGCCTCCCACCCGTCCGGCAGTTATTGCTTACTGGCCGAAGTTATTTTTTAGAATGGTAAATCATCATCGCCTACATCAATCTCATCAATTTCTTCCGCTTCTTCAAAATCATAGTTACGGTATGGGTATTGTGGATTCTTTTTGTTCTCACTAACTGTTAAATGCATTAAAACGGTTCTTCCTTCAGCCGGTGCTAATGCTTCAGAGAGTGTTCCTAAATCTTCCCAATCTTCATCTTGGAGTTCAATACCTGAGTTAGATGCTAACTTAGCAATCAACTTAATGTTTCTTCCGAGCATTGGATTAGGATTACCTTTAGAAGTTGTTTCATCCAAGCTAAGATTGATGAATTCTTTTTGACCGGCGTGTTCACCATCTAACACTTGGGCTCTAATTGACAACTGTTCTGAGCCCCAAGGTGTTTCTTGTTCTCTGATGTTGTCAATCATTACTACATAATCACCAGAAGGCAACCCTTCAAATTCGTTTACGTTACCTTTCTTTCTGTCAAATCCGTCTAAAGCCTTTGCTGCTGCATCTCTTAATCCCATTATTCTTTACCTTCCTTTGCTTCGTTTTCTGTTTCGATTTTGTCTACAATTTTCTTTTGTTCTTTAATTGGTGTTCTGACTGGTTTGTCAAATACTCCTACAACGTTATCTAGGATTTTTAAAATATCCTTGTCGTCAATTTCTTCACGTACGTAATGTGTACGCCTATCAGTAACTCTTCTGATGTAGTTTCGACCTCGCCTTTTGGTTTGAATAACTAAATCGCAGTTACCGTTGACGATGTTGTAATACTTAGTTTTGAGGCTAGGTACTTCAGTATCACTATCCCCTTCTTTAGCAACTCTCGAGATATAAACAACGTTCATAGGTAGTGACTTAAGCTCAACTACAAAGCTTTGCAGTACACTGTTAAACGCTGAGTAGCCTTTGCCGTACGGAATATCCGCTAAGCTTTGGACGTCGTTTTCATAGCAAATTGCCTGTTCAATCATGACTGTTAGATCATCAATAACATCGATTACGATTGTCTTATAACCAGGATTTCTAGTTTTTAGTTCCAAGATAATCTCATCTAATTGGTCAATCACTGACCGTTTGAGTTTTCCTTGCGCATCCCTAACGTTTGATAATTGAATGTCTTGAGCTGGAATCATTTCTGAATTTCCATCTGTGTTTAGAAAGAGCGGTACCGGAAATCTTTCGGCCAAGTAAGATTTACCTGACATGGTGTCTCCGAAGATGAAGAAGTTCCGTGGTATCCGTCTGACTTTCTTTTGTCTAGTAAGCGGTGGTAAGATTGACACTTTAATCATTCCTTTCATTTGATAAAGCCACGTTGCTTAGCATAGAAGTAAGCCCACCCTGGTTTATAACCCTTCAAATCTGCGTAAGCTTTAACTTCAGCGTAATTCTTTAGTTCTGAAGGTGTTTTATCAGCTACGTTATTAGCGACTTTATCATTTATGATCTTTTTGAATATTTCTTTTCTGCGTGCTACAACCTTTTTCAATTCTGCTTTATCGACGACTTCAATTTCTCTCTCCTCAACTAAGTCAGCCCCACAAAACGGACATGTATTACCGTTCCTGTAGAATGCTGCAAAACAACTAGGACACGTTGAAACTGGTTGAATCTTAGGACGATTACTTTCCTTTTGTTTCTTAGTCCCTTCTAAGCTCCAGTACCTGTCTTGAGTAGGTAAACCAAATCTTTGAACATTACCAACCTGGTCAATGATAATAGCTGTCTTACCTTTTCGAGGATTCATTGACCGCATCGCGAACTGCAGATACAAGGATAATGATTTAGTAGGTCTCAGCATGATTACACAATCAACGTTTGGTAAATCTAGTCCCTCGGTAAAGAGTTCGGCATTTGTAACTATCCTTACCTTTCCGGCTCGATAATCCTTGATGATTTGGTCTCGTTCTGCTTTAGGAGTCGTGCCAGATACTGCTTTAGCTAAGATACCTTGCTGGCAGAACTGCTTAGCTAATCTCTCAGCAGATTCAACATTGTAGGTATAAGCTATTGCCTGCTTGCTATCCGCCAACTTAAGATACTGTTCAACTGTTCTGCCGTAAATCTTAGGTTTAAAGGCATCCCTAATAGATTGTTCATCATAATCACCAGTACGCTTAGTTTTTAGTTTTGAAGTATCTAAAGCAACTGGAGCATAGTAATCAACTGGAGCTAGAAACTGATTATCAATCAACCACGAAATAGGCTTACCGATGATTAGGTCATCTGCTACATCTTCAAACCCTTCTCCATTTAGTCTTACTGGTGTAGCTGTGAATAGTAATTTTAAAGCGTCTGGGAACGTTTCAAGTATCTTACGATAACTTCTAGCTAGAACGTGATGAGCTTCGTCTACGAAAATAATAGAAGGCTTAGAAAGAGTATCTACACGTCTAGTGAAAGTTTGAACCATGCCTATCTGAGTTAAAGACATATCAACTTCATTAGCTTTGAAAGTCTTGATGACTTGATCTACAATCTCTTTTCTGTGAACTACGAACATCACTCGATTGCCTTTTTTAGTAGCACGTCTAGCAATCTCGGACATAATCACTGTCTTACCTGTCCTAGGTGGTGATTGAACAATTATGGAGTGATGTCCTTTTTTGACGGAATCATATATGTCGTTAATTGATTCCATTTGATAATCTCTCAGCTTAAACATTACTTAATCACTGTTCCTCTATTTGGTTTAAGATGAACACCTGGAACTTCTTGACCATTCTTTAAAACCTTATATAGTTCTTTCTTATCAGCAGTAACTTCAGTTTTGATTTGCTTAAAGCTTTCAGGTAAATCATCTAGACTATCAACAACGACTGAAGCCTTGTAATTCCTTGGCTTGAGAATGTGGTTTTCGGTTTGCAGTTCTTTGATGCCTGCATCGTCTAAACTTTGTGTCATGTATCCTTGCAAGGACTTATTCAGATTAGTTAACGATGCCTTTTTAGCTTGCAAGTCTTTGACCTTTTCTGCTAACCAGTCAATCTGCATTTTATTTTTTTCAATCCAGCTTGCAACGTTATCAAGCTTTACTTCTCTTTCGTCGGCAATAGCTTCTAGCGTATCTGCTAAAACCTCTATGTCTAAATCATCACGTGTTTCTAAGTCTTTGTAAGCCTGGTTTAGTTCGAATAAATTCATTGCTACTTCTCCTTTTCTGTATTCGTGTTATAATCAAGGTGTTTTAATTGTTTGTTAGCCTGGTATTTTAGCCAGGCTTTTTTGGTTAAAGTACAAATTGCTGCAAAAACTATTAATGCAACGATTGAATTAGGAATCCACATTAGTCGGCCTCCCTACCTTTTATTAGGAATATCCGTTATCGGGAATTTCCAAATAAAAGTTTCGTTGAAGTATGATAGTTGCTAATTTTTCATAAGTTTCAATTGTCATATGGCTGCCTGAATAAGCCATGCTTAAACCATATTCGAGAACATTAAACAATCTGTTATGATCCCTAAGAGCATTGCCTAGAGCAACGGCTTCAAACTCCGTTAAAGTTTGATAACACTCGTTTCTGTTGCTTTCTCCACAATCCCGTAGATTAAATTCATCGTCGATAATATAGTGAATATATTTATGTTTCATTTTTTCTCCTCCTCATTTGGCCAAGGATCCATCATGACCCTTAAAGCAATTAAAAACAGCCCTACTATCAATAAACCGTGAGCTATATACCAGTTAGACTGGCAAATAGCCATGCCGATTAAAAATGACGCTACGATATATTCCCATTTCATACCTAAACCTCCTTTCACTTTGGCATCTTAGCCTGCCAGTCAATGCGATTACGGTTGCTTTCCATCCACTTGCAAGCCTTACCGGCAAAGATGATATTTTGCGAGCCTCTGCCTTGGCTAGGAATTAGCCAACCGTTTGGGAGATGGTAGTCAATTTCTTCGGCAAACTCTGACAAGATATACAGATTTACCCACTCTTTCGATTTACCGCCACAGCATTGTTTACGGAACTGGTCAAGTGACCACGTCCGGCCGTCAAGCATCGACTCAAATAGTTTGTTGATATATTTGTCTACCATCTGTTCTAGAACACCAGGAACAATCTTCACTTCAAATGGATTCATATTCTCACCTCCTTTAATTGTTAATAAGCTTTTAGTTTCTCTAACGTGGATAAGCTAGGTTCCCAGTTAACTAAGGCTTCTGCAACAGCCGTAAAGTGTTTCTGCCTAATTAGAGTTCTTGCCGGAACTCCTGCTGCAGTTAGAATGGCATTATTCAAATCCCATCTCAGCAGTGCAATTTGGTTTCTGTTATAGATTCGATGTTGATTAATGTATCGTTCTAACTTCTCGCCGATTTTTCGTGATAACACCTGGTAATCTTTTGAAGAGATTGGGGTATTATCTTGGATATTCTGTGTTTCTTCATACATTACTTCTAGTTTGGCTTTGTACTCCTCACGCTCTTCAATCCACCTTTGTGCTCTTTGGATAGGATCATCAATCATGTAAGAGTCTTGTTTCTGCATTAAATAAGCTTGTTTGATTTGTTCCTCCATTTTGTTAAAGGCTTCAATGTACTTGAGTTTGAACTCATCTGCCTTGCGCCCGGTAAAGCCCATAGCGATAAAGGTGAAACCATCTCGGTTTAGGTAGTACATTTTTCTTTGCTCACCTTTTTTGTCTGTATAAATTCCTTTAGAAAACATCGTTCTATAACGAGCTGAATTTTCAGCCGGTTCAATTTTTCCTTCGATTGCTTGAATTACGTTCTTATGTTGCTTCCCAAAAGCTTCCGCCAAAATCAAACTGGTCGTTACAGCTTGTTGGTCACGCATGATAACTAATTCATTCATCAGATTTATCCTCCTTTCTAAAAACGTCTAAGCTAACATCTAAGGCATCTGCTATTTTGCACATATTTTTGAATGAAGGTTCAGCACCATCTTTATAGGTTTGCAACGTAGACTGTCTAATTCCTGTTAATTTACTCAATTTGTATCTTGATATCTTTTTATCTTTAAGTAGCTCTTCAAGTTGACTCCACATATTCACACCTCACTATATAGAATTACGATTAATTGATTACTACAATATGACGTAGTAAAATAACACCAGTAAATAAGTAACATTCCAGAACTGCTTATTTACTATTTTTTTTGAAAGAAGGTTTTAATTTTGATGGAACTTAAAGATGTAATTGGTTCAGACTGGCACACTGTTAATCAGAATTGTCCCTACTGTCATTCTTTCTGTGGATTTTCTTGTCTTCTCATTCTTTCCGGAATTCCTTCTGGATTGTATGGCAATAGACTCATTAAGGGAATTTGTCCTGCCTGCAAAAAAATAGTTCTTTGGCTAGTTAATTCAAAAGAAGAATTGTTATTATTTCCCGACGTGCCTACTTCTACGCCCGAGCCTAATACAGATATGCCAGAAGACATCAAACAAATATATCTAGAAGCGTGCAAAGTATTAAATTACTCTCCTCGTGCATCCGCTGCCCTATCAAGACTAGCAATAGATAAACTAACCATGAACTTCTCAAAGAAAAACACTTTAAACGATAGAATTAAAGATATGGCATCTACAGATTTACCTGAAAAGATAATAACGTCCTTAAATATCGTTAGAGTAGTAGGTAACAATGCTGTTCATCCTGGAAAAATAGACTTAACAGATGACGAAAGTCTAGCTTCATCTCTTTTAGAGCTCATCAATATCATTGTTGAAAAATGTATTTCTGAACCTAAAAAAGTGAATGATATTTATAACAAAATCTCTTCAAAAAAGAAAAAATCTAAGTGATTATTCTTTTTCTGCTAACAGTTTTCCCCTTTTGCTCCAGTATTGGTTAACTAAGTGAAAAGGGTTATCTTTAGTTCCCTCTCCTCTTGTAGCCACTATATGAATCACCTCAATTAGTTCAACTTTTTGTGGTGTTTCTTTTTTTATTTTTGACACATTCATGTTTGTGCCTCCTTATCTGATTTTAAAATCAGAAATGATTTTTAAAATGATTTGGTTTCCTCTAGGGTTCTTCTTTCGCCCAGCAAGATAATCGCTCATATCTTGCTTATTAATTCCATACATTACAGCTAGCGAGCTGATGGAAATATCATTGTCGGTCAAATAGCTAACGATTTTTTCACGACCGTTTTTTGACTCTGGCATCTCATTCACATCCTTTCTTTAAATCCTCCCACCCTCCCATGCTAGTTAAAATGATAGAAAATTTAATAGAGTTATTGACTTACATTAAACTTTATTGTAGACTAAAAGCGTAGTTAAATAAGCAATTTAAGCCGAACACACACACATTTTAAAAGGGACTTTTCTTGCTTTTTTTCTATCTAATTAACTTACACGAATAGTATATTAAACTTAATTGTAGATGTCAACAATTTTCTACAAAAAAGTTTAAGGCTATTTGTTTAGACTGCGAGGAACAACATATGACTGTTTTTGATAGAGTTAAAGAACTTGCAAATAAACAAAGCATTTCAATTGTAGAACTTGAAGAAAAACTGGGTTTTGGTCGTAACTCTTTATACTCTTGGAAAAAGAAGACACCTAATGGTGATAGGTTAACTAAAGTCGCTGATTTTTTCGGAGTTTCGACAGACTATCTTCTGGGTAGAACGAACGATAAAACAGCCTTATCGCCAAAAGAAATTGAAGATATTGGCCAAATGGCTGATAGGATGATAAACGGGCTCGAATCTGAAAACAGTGTTAATTTTTACGGGGAGCCGATGAGCGATGAGGATAAGGCTAGCTTAAAGACTGCCTTGCTAGTGGCATTAGAGATGAACAAAAAGAGAAGTAAGCAAAAGGATTGATGCTGCTTGGATATTAAAAAAGAAGTTGAATATTTAGTTAAAGATTGCGGAACTGCTGATCTTGCTTCGCTAATAAAAGAAACTGGAGCTTACATAATAGATGATGTTGAATTGCCTAAGAGCACGCTAGGAATAACTGTCAGAAGTGATAATGAGATTGCAATGATGGTTAGTCCTAAGTTAAAAAGTCCAAAACGCGACTTCGTTTTAGCGCACGAGCTAGGACACAACATATTGCATCAAGGACTGTCGACAACTTTCTTTAGGCGATTTTCTGCAGGGTTGCAAGTTCCGAAAATCGAAGCGGAAGCGAATGAGTTTGCTTTGTGCCTGCTATTGCGTCAAACAGATGTGACATCATCGTTCAACGCATTAGACTTTGTGCGTTCGTACGAGTTGCCGGATGATATGATTAGATTTATTAAAGTCAGTGATTTGGGGGAATTATCATGAAGAAAAAAATATCTGCATTTGTAGCGTCGACGTTAATTTTTGTATCTGTTCCTTATTATTCACCAATTCCAAATCAAATAGTTTCAGTTCAAGCATCAGTTTCTAAAAAGACATTATTGAAACGTGCCAAAAAACTAAAATTTGGAATGTCTTTTAAAAAAGTGAAATCTATTATGGGAAAGCCATATAAAGAATATAAGGACGAGAGTGGGTACTGGACATTAGAATACAATAAAGGTGCTATTACTTTTGGTTTTAACGAAAATAAAAAGCTTAATTACGCTAACGGTGCTGCTCCACAAATAGAAAAGCAAGGTTATGCTTATGCTTCTTCACAAAAAGAGGCTAGAAAAAATAAACACGATAGGCTTATTGGCTTTGCACAATCTTTTGGACGAAAACCTTTCGATACTATCCAAAAAATGCCGTCAGTCTATAAAACATTTGAGGATAATGGGTATATGTATACTCTTTGGAATACGGGTGACCTTGGTATTCTTGTACGAATTGATGATACTTCAAATAACGTTACTAAAGTTTTTAAGTATGATAAAAAAGCTGATGATAAACTTGGGGAATTACTTTATACAGGACGTACTATTATCCAAAAAGAAAAGAGACCTGTATATAACTACTAGGTGTCAGCTATATTTTAACTATCTGGAAATCTCGGATAGTTCAAACTAATAAAAAAAGCCTGCGTCCCTCCACGACCAAATTTTGGGACACAGGCGCTAGACAATAACACACTATAAGTGTGGCTTTTTGCATATCCTATTTTACCATAAAAGGAGGTTTTTTTTAATGGCATCTTATATTAAACGTAAATCCGGATGGCAAGTTCGTTTTTCTCGTGTTGATGAGCATGGCAAACTTGTTCAAGTATCTAAATCGGGCTTTGCTACCAAAGACGCAGCTAAAAAGTTTGCTGCTGAACTTGAATTAGCTGCTAACATCAGAAATGAAGATAAACAATTTGCTGATTATTTTACTGAATGGCATAAAACGTACAAGCAAGGCAAAGTTGCGCCTAGCACCTACCGAAAATATTTGCATGTAGATAAAGTGCTACACACCTACTTTCCTGCTGAAAAACTAGCAGATATGACCAGACAGAAGTATCAACTCTTTATTAACGAATTTGGCTCAAATCACAGCAAGGAGTTGATGTCACAAATTAATATATATGTTCGTAGCTGCGTCAAGTCTGCATTGTATGATGAGCTGCTGAAGAAAGATTTCACTGAACGAGTTGAGCTATCTTTTAACAGGCAGAAAACTAAGAACGTTGATTACCTTAACGTTTCAGAGATTAAGCAACTGATTCAAGTCTTAACGGACGGTCTTAATCCTAAGTACACCTCTAAGTATATGATTCTTACTGCGATTTATACAGGTATGCGGTTGGGAGAGATAGCTGGTTTGACCTGGAAAGATATTGACTTCATGCACCAAACCATCTCTGTCAATAAATCATATAGTTATGTTCAAGGTGAGCTCAAAGAACCTAAAAATCGAAGTTCTAAGCGTGTAATCGCAGTTAACCAAGGTCTCTTATCAGTTCTCAAGCAATTAAGAGGACATAGTAGCGTTATGGTCTTTGCGAACGAACAGAACACAATCCCTACTAGTAATGCAGTTAATAAGGCGCTCCGGGTTGCGCTAGCACAGTGTAATTTAGATAAGGCTAACTATCACTTTCATTCTTTAAGACACTCTCACGTTGCATTTCTTCTTTATCAAGGCATCGACTTATATGCGATTTCAAAACGCCTAGGCCATGCCGATTTAACAACGACAATGAAAAAATATGCATATTTAATTCAAGAATACGAAGCAAGTCAAAATAAGCAGATTGCAAATAAATTGCAAATACTTCACGATTTCTAACTATTTTTAACTGTAACTACAAAGAAAAAAGCCCGATTTCTCGGACTTTACTGTTTCTAACGGTTTCTAAAAATACCGGCGATCGGGGTCGAACCGATACGTCCCAAGGGACACTAGATTTTGAGTCTAGCGCGTCTGCCAATTCCGCCACGCCGGCATAAGATATGATGTTAACGCCTAAAAAGGCGGTAACCGGATTTGAACCGGTGATAAAGGTTTTGCAGACCTCTGCCTTACCACTTGGCTATACCGCCATTTATTAAGGAACAAATCCTTTACTGGGGTAGCTGGATTCGAACCAGCGCATGACGGTACCAAAAACCGTTGCCTTACCGCTTGGCTATACCCCAATCACAGGGCGGTAGGTGGGAATCGAACCCACGCGTGCCGGAGCCACAATCCGGTGCGTTAACCACTTCGCCACTACCGCCATAATATTAAACTGCTAACAGGGATAGTAGGAATTGAACCCACACCGACGGTTTTGGAGACCGTAGTTCTACCTTTAAACTATATCCCTATGGTGGAAGGGAGTGGATTCGAACCACCGAACCCGAAGGAGCGGATTTACAGTCCGCCGCGTTTAGCCAGACTTCGCTACCCTTCCATAATGGCGCGGGACGGAATCGAACCGCCGACACATGGAGCTTCAATCCATTGCTCTACCGACTGAGCTACCGA